GGAACAGCAATGAAGTTAAGCTGGATAAAGTTAATGCTTCTCGCAGGTTTAATATAGATGTCACCAACAAACTGGTTGCTATCAATGATCTGTGGAGTATTATTAGTGTCGTCACAAACAACTAGGAAGTCAGTAATACCACGACGACCCTTAACTGTACGTAGATACGGAATTACTAGATTTCTAAACTGAGCTCTAGTAAAGGCGTCATTGAACTCGAATAGCGAATATTTCGCAGCAATCGAAATTGCTTTTTCGAGAGTGATGAACAATCTACGAACGTTAATACGATCGAATGCAGATGGCTTGGCCTGAAGAGTCTTATCTCCATAAAGAACTGTTCCTTCTCCTGGGAAAGTAACAACTGGGTTTACGCCCGCAGGATACAGGATGTCTCTTTCTGGTTTCTTAGGATTGTATGCTAGCTTAACTAGATTCTTAATTTGACCACGGTTGAAACCAGCTGGCGACCACCAAGAATCGTTAGTTATATCTGTTCTAGCGCATAGTCCGGCAATGTCGCCATTTAGAGGGATCCAACGATAGACATCATTATAGCGATCATACTGATACTTATAACCAGAATCCATAACAGCGTAAGAAGAACTATGAACAGCGCCTCTCCATGCTTTAAGATCTAGTGCTTCATCGCCAATGTTATTAAGAACAGTGGCTCTGTCGGGAGAAACGAATGCAACGCAATCTCTACGACCATTCTTGTTTTCAGGATCGAAAGAAGAACCGCCGACGATATTATCAATTAGATAATTCGCAAGATTGAAGTTCTGAACTGTTCTTCCATCAACAACAGTAGTTCCACCGATTGGTTTACCCTGAAGAACAAGAGAAATATCAATATCTTCTGGTGACTGGAATAAATCGTAAGCCTGACCAAGTATTGATAGGCTTGCATTAGCTTCACTATGACCATCAGCACCAAGTTTAAACTGAATGCTTGCAGGTTCACCGGATGTTGCAGAGGTCAAATTCAAAGCAGTATTTGATAGAGCAGTGGAACGATCAGCAGTCCACCAAATATATCTTGATGATTGATTGATAATATTCTTATAATAATTATCAGTTCCATCGTCGTTTACTGCATTAGTTGCTCTTGATAGCCCCTTGAACACCTCAAGAATCGTTCCCGGAGTTCCAGTAAATTCTCCCTTTTCGTCAACTACAACGACGTGTAGTTCGTCTTGAGCAGAAGTATTTCCGTTGTAAAGCTGGAAGTTAGACTGACCAGGAGGATTATCAACGACATTGAAGAATTCCCAGTTACGAGAAACCACGTTTGAAATGTATGGAGAACGAAGTCTATAAGGGTCTTCGAATCCAAGACGTAACACGTTTGTATTAGCAACGAATTTAGGATTATGATCTCCTAGATAACTCAAATCAACTTCGGTTCCAAAAGGAGTTTCTGAAATTTTGAACCCGGAAGAATTAGCTTCGATTACATAATAACTATTACCGTTCGTCAATCCTCCAACAGTGTTACTAAATGTTAACGTATGAACTTCTGCAGGATTAGAAGCGCCCTGTGCGGCATTAGCAGTAATATCTACGTTAGAACCACCATCGGTTGTTGATAGTGCAATCGCAGTGCTGTTAGAGAAGGAAACGTAATAGAAAGAATTTCCTGTTAGACCGCCGATCGCTGTGTTTCCGGTTGGCACACCGTAATAAACTCTTCTACCAACGGAATACTCAGCAGTATTTGACAACAGAATAACGTCGTTCGTGTTACTAAATCCGGTAGTGTTTGCAGTAATGTTAGAGGTCAAATTATTACCGCTGACATAAACCAGGATATCATTATTCGTAAACTGATAATTGCTGCTGTTTGAACTTGTAGTAATAAAGTTCGTTCTAAAATTAATATCACCAGAAGTAGAATTAACGATATTTAATAGAACATTAGCAGTTGTAGCCAAATTACTTACAGTAATAGACGTTACTTTTAGATACTGAAGTCCAATAGTACTATTTCCTGCAAGAACTTGATCTCCAAGAGCGATGAAATCGGAAACAGCGTTGGCGCTTCCGTTCGCGGAACCAAGGAACTTAATCAAACCGACGTTTGAACCAAATCTAAACTCAACCGCTGTGTTTATAGTTGAATTAGAAAGAGCAACATTTGACTGGAAACTATTAGCAGTGTCACAAACACCGACTCTTAGAGAATTACCAATGGCTCCAGGATATTTTGCCAAATATATAACGTCTGTATCAAAAGTTCCGTCCTTTTGAATATAATGATTTTCGTTCTTAACAATCTGGTTAACTAGATTAGCCGAAACAGCATTGTTATTAGCGTCATCAAATCCAAGAGCTGTATAAGCAGTGGTTGGTCTACCGAAATAAAACTGAACGTTGGCTTGAGGAGCAGCGACTGTTTTTGATAATTCGATAGAAGAAGAATTCTTAGAAACAATAGAAACAGTTGATAAAGTTGTAGAATTAACTACCGAATTACCAAAAGTTATAAGTAAGTTAGAACATTGAGTTAAATACATGCCGACTTGTAATGACGAAGTGTTAGAAATCTGAACAATCGCATTAGCGGAACCAGTTGTATTACCTGTAACTACGGGAGTCTCGCCTGTAGTATTCGCAGCACGAGAAATATATAATCTATTAGTGTAAGATAAGAAGTTTGCGGCTGTAAAGAAAGTTTCCGGATTTAGGTTAGTTGGTTTACCAAATCTAGTGGCTAATTCGTTTTCGTTAGTTATGAAAACTCTTTCTCCTACCGGACCCCAACGGAAAACTCCAGCAAAAGCGCCATCATTCGTGGCAACTGCAGGCACAACCGTAGTTAGGTCAATTTCTGTTACATTTACGCCTGGGCTTAATTGAAATGCCATTTTTTTCTCCCTTCGTGCGAGAACATTCGTGATTTACTTGTTATATTTATAAAATTGGGTTTTTTAGAAGTCTTGAGGCTGGTTCCACATCCAAGCGTCTCCCACGAAATTCTCGTAGTCTTCAGCTATAAAATCGTCTCTACCAGTTTCCACAAACCCAAACGGAGAAAGATCTTGTTCCATATCCTCTTCCGTCTTTTCTCGCAACGACATAAGAGTATTAATATCTGTATACTCTTTAAAATATTGCTGCTCGGATAACCAAGCAAACAAAACCAAACACATTACTAAGTCATCATGCCTTCCTGGCTCTGCCTCGTATGAGTTTCCCTTCTTTGAAAACGTTGACAATTCGTTAATAGTATGGAAATCATTAACAATAAATTGATTCCCCTCTATCAATAATTTTAAAATAGAACAACCAACCGATTTCACGATTCTGGTTGTTCTAATACCTTTATCTACCCCAGAAGCTCCGCCAAACCCTTGGGTGATACGTTTACCTGAACGCCCAGCATTTTCGGTAAACAATACATTTTCATAAGCAAAATCATAGTGTAGTGTATGAGAAACCTGTTCACCGATATCATTAACCTCTACAAGAACAGAGGCGTTATTATAAGCTCTGGCAACCCTATGAATCACTTCTGCATAATCAACAGGCGTTACGGAATTATTTCTATACACAGCAACCTGTTGATAAGGCATTTTTGACACGTCAATTAATTGAAAAGCGGAATAATCTAATCCTTTACCTCTAGAAACGTCGCAAACCATCATATAAACGTGATTTTCTTCAACCGTTTTATATTGAATAAGTCCTTCTTTTTCAACCATGGGAGCCATATGAACTAGCTCCTTTAACTTCCAACCAGCTATTAAAGTTCCCGACGAACCTAAGAACTCGCATTCCATTTCCTGATTGAACTTTTCAATATCAAAGTTCATACCGGCAAGAGTATCTTGCTTCCACTTATCGTCTCTGCCCGGAACGTCTCGCCAGTTCACAAGTATGGGATTATAACCGTTTTTACCTTCCCTTGCGTTTACCCAAGTCGCATAAAAGTGATTCAAACCATTAGGCGTAGAAACCAAAATAATTTTAGATTCGTTACCAGAAGAAATTGTAGGATAAACCGAAGTGAAGAACTCATCCCAGTTTTCAATGAACGCTGCTTCGTCTATGAATAGAAGATTGATAGAATAACCACGGATAGCAGAAGCCGAAGTTGCGGCAGCTATAACTCTTGAATTGTTTTCTAAAAGGAACGAACCTTTATTCCATTCAAGAACACCCTGTTGAAGCCATTTTGGTAGATGCTGATATGCTAACTGAATACGTGAAAGAATTTCTCTAGCTGTATCGCCCTTATTGGCGAGTAGAGCGACCGTTTTTTCTGGATGAAAAATGATATACCAAAGGATAAAAGCGCAGGTAGTGGTAGACTTACCTGCCTGTCGAGCAGTTGTAATGATACTAAAACGGTTATCGGCAAAGGAAGTAATCATATCTTTTTGATATGGGTATAAATTGAAATTTACCAAACCTTCATTGATTGAAATAATTTTCATATAAGTTTCAGTAAAATATACCGGATCTTGCTGACACTTGACGTACTCCTGAACTAAATCAGGAGTCCATTCTATATTTTGATTTGATTTTTTAAGTAGGATATTACCTTTATAACCAGAAACGTCACTCATCAGTCTTCATTTCTTTCAGAACCTTTTGAAGCTCTGCAGTAGATCCTACAAAAAGATTGTTGTTGATGGTCTGAGCTTTTTCGTTTATTGGAGTGTCAGCGGCGTCGATCTCGCGAATTTTAGTTTGAAGTGCTAATAATTCTTTGTTAGTATTTACCATAGTGTCCATGAGTTTGGCCAATACTTCAAAGGCACGTGGATGTTGAGATTGACCTGCAATCTCGGACAGCTTATCCATTGCTTCTTGACCTGTTTGGATTACTTCATATAGATTAGCACGTGCTGCTTCGAAGTCGCTTCGAGCAGAGTCATCATGAGCTTTTGCTATCAAATTTTCTATTTGATTCTCATATTTTAAAGGCAGATTTTCTTCTTCATTCATTGTTCAATATCTTCAGTGTTATAAATCATAGTAATGAAACCATAATCATCATCAGCATCAATTTCCGTATATGCAATCGTTCCCGTATTAGGATTCGGGGAACCGTAATAATTTATAGGCTGACCGTTGGCGGCCAACCCTGGTTGAATTGTAATTTTTTCGTCGATAGCAGTGTTACCAACTGCGTCTCTTAGTTTACCATCCGCAACCGGAGGAATAAAGAAGTTGACGTTAATAAACTTAATGATTCCTGTTTTCTTAACTGGCCCGTAGTAATAACCTTTAAGTAAGAAATCTAAAGTCCAAACAATCGTTCTGCGATCTTTATATTCTCCGTCATATTTATCGCTGTAATCTATGTTTGTTAATATGACGGGTATGTCCATCATAATTTCCATTTCAGGAATAAGATTACAAGTGGTTGTCCAATCAGGCGTAAAATATGGTAAAATTTGTTCTATTATTTTTGTTCCATCTTCAACATTTTTAGCGTAAATATAAACTTTAAAAGCAATATTGTAAGGAACGGGATTGTATTGATATTTGAATTTACTTGTTTCGCCAGTTACATCGCTTTTTACAACGACTTTATTGATAGTATCAAGTTTTCTGGTTCCATCGTATTTGATATCTCCCATCTCGAATGATATCATAGGTAAGGGAACTGTTGCCGTGTTACGGTCAAGAGCAGGGTCTTGAACGACTCTTGCCAACATTTTATCTTTTGGCGCATACGTGATAGGAACTTTGATAATATCTACAACGTTATTATTCTTATCTGAACGAGTTATACGGATATTATTGAGCAAAGTACCCATTAAAATAACGTATTTACGAGTTAAACTGAAGTAAAATGGAGCGCCGAACAATTAAATATGCTCCTCTACGAATGGGTTTTGCGCTGTCCAGTCAACGAATAAGTCTGATTCTTCTTGAATTCTATCGTTATCTGAACCTGGTAACGTATTAGTTTTAGCAGCCTCAAGAACAAGATAGTCACTATCCTCAGTCATAATGCGATAACCGTCTTCTGTTAAGATAGTCCAATTAAGTATATCTGTGCTATAGCTGGTTTGTATCGCATCAATTTCGGCAATACCCGTATTGAATTTCTCTCCAGCATATTCGAATACTTCGCAAGTCATTTCCCATGTTTGAAGAGCGCCTAGTTGATAAAACATCTCATACTTGTTCACGTAACGAACAACGAACAATCTTTGATTCAATGGGAACCAAATAATATCGCCTTCATTTGGTCTAACCTGCGTAGTAAATTCCGAAACTTCTTCTGAAAATATTCTACGAGCAACGGAAAATACAATCTGGTTTCGGATTTCAACGCCGAATTTAGATAAAAATTCTCCATCACCAGAAAACCCATCAATTGATTTAATATACATTTCAATAGGATAGGCTGCTTCATAAGAAGAAGTATCGTCGGCGCCATAAACCTCATCATAATTATTCAATTTACGAGGAATGTAGTAAACGTCATGACCATATATTTTGATCGATTCAATAACTAAATTCTCAAGAAGCAGCTGCTCCTGAGAGGATTGGAAGTTATTGAAGAAAAAATTCGTGGCCATACGTTAGCCTATCATGTCTGCAGCTGGAAGCGAATAAGAATAAATCATTTCTTTCTCTAGTGCTTCTCTTTCATTAGTAGCTTCATCATAAATTTTTTGACCATTAAACATTAAACCGCCAGGGAGTTTCATTCCTTCGAACTTTTTAAGATTTTGACCCCATTGTTGTTTAATAAGACATGCGCCATATCTAAGCAACCAACGATCTGCCCAAGCATCTGTATATGTATCTGGATCAACCACTTCATACGCTTCAACGATAATATATTCGCCAGCAGCAATTCTATCCCAGTCCATATCCAGATATAATCTATCAGTATGTCTGTTATATCTTAATGGTTGTTTACCTACAAGCATCTGTTCAAGAAATTGAACATGGTTCATGGCCATATAGTAAGGAACCATAGAAACTGATGTGAGGGTATAGAGATCATTCAGAGCGATCTGGTAACGAATATTGAATAGGTTGTTTACACCGAGAGTTGAACCAAGATCAAATATATTTACAACGCCAATTATATTCTCTGGCATTGTGATATATTTGTTAGTTTTATCTTGTTCTGTTATCGGATATTTGTAATAAGTTTTTTCAGAACCATCAAAATGGTAATCATACCAATACTTCAAACTTTCCGAAATTCTATCTTCAACTTGGTCGTCGTCAACGTTGATTTCCAATAACGGTTTACCCAGTTGTCTAAGACAATACTCTTTAAACTCTGCTCTGTTAGTTGGTAATGCCATTATTTTACCCTTTTAAGTCTACCAAATATAAAACTATCTGGTTTATTTTCCGGCAGATCAAAAGTTTCATAAATTCCATTATTAAACCATTTTTTACCACTTGGTCCTTTTAATCTATTTTGCGACATTTTTATTTTTGCTTCTAAAGATTGTTTTCTCCCACGAATTTTAGACAATCTTTTTTCTTTGTGCTCTTCGGATTGTTTTTTTCCAAAAATA